GCGCTCCCCGTGCTTCCTTCGCGAGTGACGCCCTCACCACCTCCCGACCCACTCCTCGCGTCCCGTCCGACTGCGTCGATCTGTTGGTGTATGCGACGAGATGCCGACGCCATCCACGGATGGAGTCCAGCGCAGGCGCGAATACGCCCGATGTTAAAACCTGTCAAGCTGGTTCCGCCGGTGTGGCGAGTACACACCTCGCAACCTGGCGCCTATCGCGTCGTGCCGGGGGGTGGCGTGCCGCGGGTCGCGACGAGGCCGCGGCGGATCAACACGCGGATCATGTCCGAGGACTTCCGCTGCTCGAGCTTCGACTGCGCGGCGACCTCGTCAAAGAGCGCGCGCTCGAGCCAGATGCTGCGCCGCACCGGGCCGGTCGGGTCGGGCGGGCGTTTGCCGCGTATGGGGCGCCGCGGGCGGGGCTTGGGTTTACGTGGGTGCAATGGGGTGCGTTCTGACACTATTGGCGCCCCGTGCAACCCCAACGTGTGTAAAAGAGTGGCGTTTTGGTGCACTCTACACCTTAGCAGATGCGGCCGCCCGGCGCGGCAGTCCAGCCAAGGCGCGGGCCAAGGCGAGTTGGCGGTCTGGCGCCACGTGGACGAGCGCGGCGAGCACGAGCACGCCCCGGGCGTCGGGCACCGTGCCGAGCCGCCGCCAGCGCTTCAACGTCGGCTCGCTGATGCCGAGCGCCGTCCGCACGGCCGTCGGGCCGCCGGCGGCCTGGATGGTGCGATAGACAAGGTTGGAGGGGATGCGTGGGCGGTTGCGTCCGTTGCGGTGCGGTCGCGGCATACCGGGTATGTACCCGCGCGTACGGGTCAAAAGCAATACGGATAAGACTTGACACATACCGGGGGCGGCGGTAGTCTCTGAGGGTATGAGACGGCGCTACAGGATGCCGCACGCGGGCGGGCGCACGGGGTGCGCCGGGAGCGGGACGCGCTGCACCATCGGGTGTCCGTTCACCCGCTGGAGTGTGACGGGCGCCCGGTACGCGGCGCACACGCGCGCCCGCGCGGCCGCCGGGTCGAGCCCGATCGTCTCGCACACCGGGACGAACGCATACGGCCACGCCTCGTCATCGCTCACGAGCCACGCGTATGCGTCGCGGTATTCCTTCGCGGTGCGCGGGTAGCGGCGGAGGTCATCGAGCGTCGCCATGAAGACGGCCAGCACTAACCGCCGCGGCCCCGAGAGCTCGCGCCGCCGCGCCAAGAACGCGAGCAACGCGCCCGCCGTGTCGGTCGGATCGGGTCCGGTTTCAGGGAGCGCAAGCTTGCGTTGTCCGCCCGAACGCAAGGCGCCCCCTTGCACCCGCAACCCCGACACCGCAAAGAATGGCACGCTAACCGCCGGATATCACGGCATGCCCGCCGAGGAAAACCCAGCTATGGAAACCAATACCATGCCCGCCGAAGTCGTCGCCGACCTGCCCGCGCCCACGTTGGCGGGGCCGCTCGATGCCTCGGGATTGATTGCCAAGGCGATCGAGCACCACGTCGGGATTGATACGCTCGAACGCCTCCTCGCGCTCCGCGAGCGCCTGAAAGCCGAGCACGACCGCGAGGCGTTCTTGCGGGCGCTCGCGGGCTTCCAGGGCGAATGCCCGGTGATCGCCAAGTCGAAAAACGTGACCGTGCAATCGGCCACCGGGCGCGGCTACTCGTACCGCTACGCGCCGCTGGACATCATCGTCGAACAGATCCGCCCGTACCTCCAGAAGTACGGCTTGTCGTACACGATCAAGACGCGGCAAGACGAGGGCACGCTGACCGCGATTTGCGAGGCGCACCACGAGGCCGGGCACACCGAGCCGAGCGAGCTGACCGTACCGATCGACAAGGCGGCGCGCATGAACGACACGCAGAAAGTCGGCGCCGCGCGCACCTACGCGATGCGCTACGCGTTCTGCAACGCCTTCGGGATTCTCACCGGCGACGAGGACACCGACGCCATCACGACGACCGACGGCGAGGCGCCGCTCCCGCCGTTCGTGGCACCGCGCCGCCAGAGCGCGGCGCCCGCGACGCCCCCGGTCGACGAGGATCTGACCGACAAGCTCCAGCGCTCGATTGCCGCGACCACCGCGCGCAAGGCCGACGCGGGCCCCGAGCCCGCGCCGAGTGACGCGCTCTCGAAAGCGCGCGTGGGCCGCTTGATGGCGCTCCTGCACGAGGCCGTCGAACAGGGTGGCGTCCCCGACGACGCGCACGAGGAGGTGTTCAATCGCGCCCTCGACTGGCTCGGGAGCTGGGTCGCGACGACGCAGGGGCGCAGCAAGGTCACCCACTGCAGCTACAAGGCGTACGACGAGCTGTGTGCGCAAATCCCGGGCGCCGTCGAGGCCGCACTCCAGGGCGAGCGGCGGCCGGCGCCGCGCTTGGTTCGCCGCACGTACGCCGCGCCGCGGCCGTTGCGCTGAATGGCGACGCTCTCGACCGATGTCCCGGCCCCGGTCCTGTCGTTCGATCCGGTGCTCCATGAGTACCGTGTCAACGGCGACCCCGTGCCAAGCGTGACGCAACTCCTCGACGACGCGGGCCTCACTCCTGATTACAGTCAGGTTCCCCCGAGCGTCCTGCAACACGCCCGCGAGCGGGGTATTCATGTGGATGCGTGCTGTGATTTGCTCGACGCGGACGACCTCGATTGGCGCAGCGTTCACCCGGAGGGGTTGCCGTTTGTCGAAGCGTGGCTCGCGTTTCGTGAGCACGAGGGCTTCACGCCGGCCGGGTCGCAAGTGCCCCTGTATCACCCGGTCTACGGGTACTGCGGCACGGCCGACGCCGTCGGCACGCTCCCGGGCGGCCGCCCCGTGATCGTGGAGCGGAAGACCACCGCGAAGATGGCGACCACGGTCGCCCTCCAGACCGCCGGCTACGGGCTCGACGGCTTGTGGTACGCGCCCCCGGGCGGCGGCGTGCTCGCGCCCGTGCCGTGGGCGCGCCCCGTGCGCCTCGGCGTGCAACTCCGCCGCGACGGCTCGTATCTGCTTGTGCCCTATGACGACCCCGAGGACTTGGCCGCGTTCCTCGGCGTCGTGGCCCTCGGGCGGTGGCGCGGCGCCCGGCGCGCCTTGCAACCCATGCGGCGGGCGCGGTAGCGTTACAGCGCATGAGCGAGAAGGTGAGCAAGACGCTTGCGCGGCTTATCGCACTGGAGCAAGGCCAGACCGCCGTGCGTGCGGAGATTCATGAGCTGCGCACCGACCTGAATAGCGGACTCGGCGCGATCCTCGACGCCATCAATCGGTTGAACGGCACGATCGAGCGCGTGGCCGAAATCCGCCCGCGCCTGGACAAGCTCGAACAACGCGTCGCCACCCTCGAGGCGCGATGAGCCTCGTGGACGCCGACACGTATCAAATCAACGAGCGCCTCGGGCACATCGAGCAGCTCGTTGCCGTGATGAACGAGCGCCTCGCGAATATCGAGCGGCTCCTAGAGGTTGCTCTCGAGGAGTGTCGCGGCATGCGCCGTGACCTCGGGGCGCAGCGCTAAGGCTCGTCGGCCGCGGCGCGGAGCCGCTCGAGCGCGTCGACCTCGAGGGCGGCGAGCACGTCGACCGGGAGCGCGTCGGTAATCTCGAGCGGGCCGAGGCGCACGCACAGCGCCACGTCATCCGGCTCGGGCGGCGTGGCGCGCGTCGCCGCGGCACCCCGGGCGGCGTCGAGGATCTCGACCGCCACCGTGAGCTCGACCTCGGTCGTGTATTTCACGCCGGCGGCGCGGCTTGAATGACGCCGAGCGCCGTGAGCACGCGCTCGACGAAGGCCGCCGAGCCCGTGAGCTCGACGTCGAGGCCGTCGGCGCGTTTCACATGCACGGTGCAGGGCGTGGCATCGGCGGGCGGGGCGGGCTCGTGACGGGCGGCCATGGGCGGATCCTCCCGCCGGCGCCGTGTAGCACGCGCCCCCGGGCGGGCGTCAATCGCCGACGTAGCGGGCTTGCTCGAGCCGGCGCTCGAGGCGCCGCACGACCTCCCGCGCGGCCTCGAGCCCGGCGCGGTACGTCTCGAGGACGGCGCGCGCGTCGGCGAGCTCGCCCTCGAGGCGCGCGGCCTCGGCGGCTTTCTCGGCGTACCACTCGCCCGGGTCGCGGGCCATTTAGCCCTCGGGCTTTCGCGGGACCAGCGTCACCACGACGTCGGGGTCACAGAGGCAATCGGCGCCTGTGCCCCCGTTGACGGTGGGGCACCACGCATCGTGTTTGAGGGTGAGCACCGTCACCCGGCCGCGCTCGAGCGGGATCCCGACCGGGGGGAAGTCTTTAGCCCAACTGGTCATGCACCAAATCTTTGAAGAAACCAGGCCCCGCGCTCGAGACGGCCGTCAACCGCCCGCCGCCCTCGATGGTCGGGCGGAGCGCGACCCAGGTCTCAAACGCGTGGTCCCAAAAGGCGACCTCGTCGGCGAGCACGCTGGTAAACGTGTGCTGGCGTGCTTGCTCCTCGCCCTCGCCGAGGGCCACGATCTCCGAGCCATTCGGAAAGCGGAGAAAGCCGATCGAGTACTCCGTCTCGCACGGGGGAAACGTCGGCGGCAAGTGGTCGTGAATGAACTTGGCCCGCCGCACGAGCTCCGCCGACCCCTCCGTCTCCGTTTTTCCCAATTTGCGCGCCATGAACGCGACTTTCGTGTTCCCCGCAAACCGCGCGAGCCAGTAGTTGACCGCCACAAAGAGCCAGGTCACCACCATGCGCCGGGACTTTGGGATGGCGAGCAGCGGGTGCTCCTGCCACCGCCGCACGAGCAGCGCGGCATAGGCGTGGTTGGGGTAGCGCCGCACGCGGCCCGTCACCTCGTCGCGCGTCCAGACGCAGTCGCGCACGAACGCCCACGGGTCGCCGGCGGCGCCGTACGTCGCGAGCATCTTGCGCTGCTCGAGCAGCAGCCGCGCCGCGGCGCGCAGGGCCAGGGGATGGTCGGGTCCGAGGACCCGGGTCGTGCCGGCGCCGTCAGGCATCGTCGACCTTGACGAACTCCATGGTAAACGCCGTCAACGGGCGGTTGGGTTTCCCATCTGGCCGCACGGGCCGCGTCGTTGGTCGCGTGCCGAGGAACGTATACGCCGCCGGGAAATCGGGGAAGCGGAGCGCCTGCGCCATCTCGGGCGTAAAGGTCGCGTCGCCCCAGCCGTCGCCCGCCTCGGGGTCGAAGGCCGCGAGGTATTCGCCCTCGGGGCCGCCACCGGTCGCGAGCCCGAGGCAGCGCATGACAAAGGCCATGCTAGTCGGTCTCCGCGCCGGCGCCGGGCTCAGGCATCGTCGACGCCGGCGAGTGCCGCGCCGCGGGCGCTCACGATGTCCCACCCCTCGCACTCCGGGCAGGCCCCCGTCTCCGCGCTCCGCCCGCGCCAGGTGTGCCCGCAGACGCGGCACCGGAGCCGCCAGGCGGACGTCACCTCGCGGCCGGTCGTGTCGGTCTCGCTCACGGCTCGGACCCCACCGGCCCCGGCAGCAGCCCGGCCCCCGCCAGCCGCTCGGGCCACTCGCCGCGAGCGGAAAAGGCTTCGAGCTCCTGATCCGATAAGGACTCCAAGATGTGCAAATGCAGATGCGCGGTGCGGGCAATCTTGTCCCCCGACGTCGTGAGCACCAAGTCGGCGGCTCTGATGGCGTCGCTGTCCCGCTTCGCCCGCCCCACCCGCACCCCCGTCGCCCGATCCTTCCGCCCCCCGGCGAGCTCCGCGACGTGCTCCATCACCGCCGGCGCCGCCGCCTTCGCCTGCGCCGCCACCCCGTACTCGCCCCGCAACACCCGCTCCACCTGCGCGTCGCGCACCAGCGCGATGATCCGCACGACGGCCGGATGCTTCATCGCCTGCGCCACGCTCTGCGCCGACGCATAGCCCAACGCCCGCGCCGTCTCGGGCATGCTGTAGCCGCCCAAGTGGAACACGGCGACCGACCACAACCGGTGGGGCGTCGAGCGTTTGAGCTCGTCCAAGCTCATGCCCGCCACGCTCTCGAGCCACTTCCGCTGCGCCGCCGTCCGCTCCGCACGGGTCGCCCCGCTCGCCCGCCGCATCGCCGCCATGCGCTCGGCTAACACCTCGGGCGACGGCCCGGGATGCCCCTTGATCCCCGGCCCCGTCCGCCACGCGGGCGCCTCGTCCGCCATCGAGCCCGCCCTCTAGCACACCGCCGGCCGATCGTCCTAGCCAGCGGCCCCCGGCCGGGTGCTCATGACCTAGGCATGCGGCCAGCGCTGGCCGTGCGTGGCCATGTCTCGCCTCGACCTGTCCGCCCCGGCCAGCACGCACGCGCGCTCCGCGCGCTTGCTCCCACGCTGCGCGTGGGCCGGCCCGGCTAGCTGGTTTGCTAGCTCGCCTGCTGGCCTGCTGGCTATTGGGAGGGTGCCGGGGCACCCTCCGTGCCCAGGGCCGGGGCTCCTGCCTTGCGGAGGGCCTGGTTTCGCCTGACAGTGCCTATGGCAGGTGCCCGGGGCCGGTGCGAGCGGAGCGCCGGAGGCGCGGAGCGGCTGGTCCCTCCGCGGCGGCGCCGCCCACCGGGGATCGGGTAGCAAGGTAGCGGCCTACCATCGGGGGGCTGGGGGGTGGGGGCTGGTCGAGCCGGGCTGGTCTGGTCAGGGCTGGCCGTCGGACCCCCGCCATCCCCGACCCGGCCTCTCGGCCTTAGCCCCGTGGCGATCTTGGAATGGACAAGTATCATGCCTGTCAAGCCCCTTGGATATTGCTCAGGATTCTGCGGGGGGGCTGCAGAAAGTCCGAACGGGCGTTCGCTTCAGGACGGGAGGGTCAGGGTCATCCAGCGGGGGAGGTGGGGGCAGAGGGCGGTGGGGGTGTGGGTCTGGCGGCGGGTGGGGCAGAGGCAGCGGCGGTGGAGCGCGCGGTAGAAGGTGGGGTCATCGGCGCGGGAGGTGGCGCGCCGTGGGGGGGCGTGATCGGTGGGGGTGTCTTCGAGGGGGATACCGCGGCGGCCGCGGTCGCGGGCTCTGAGCGCCTCATGGCTCCGTTTGGCCATGGGGCCTCCTCTATCAGACCAGGCCGGTGAGGAGCAGGACGAGGACGAGGGCGCCGAGGCCGGCGGCGCCCCACGGGGAGAGGTGGAGACCGAGGGGAGCGCCGGCGCCACAGACGAGCGCGAGGACGGCGAGGACGAGGAGGGCGCGCATGGCGGGGCGGGGCGTGTAGCAAGCGGCGAGCCGCGTGACGAGCGGGGGGGGGGTGACGGCTACCGGCCCTGCGCCGCGTCGAGGGCGGCGAGCGCCTTACACATCCGCTCGAACGTGTCGGAGGTGCCCTTCGCAGCTTCCTCGCGCGCCGCTGCCACGACCGCCTCCC